TTTCAAATTTATTTTAAATTATTTAAGTGCTCTTTTAATTATTTTAAAGCGTCTATTTTAAAGCATCTTTAAATTTATTTTCTAATCTTTTATGTTTATCAACATCTTCTAACAATTTATTTTCTTCTTTTTCAACTTCTTTCAATTTATTCTTTACTCTTTCTATTTGTAATCTTTTTTTATCGAGTTTTCCTTCTGATGATTTTATTTTTTTGTTATTTTCAGTTATTAATTTTTTAATTATTCTCTTTTTAAAATCCTTAAAATCAAGGTAAACACCATCATAATATAATGTTGTTTGATCATAATGATCAAAACAACTACAAGTAGTTATTCCTTTATTTTTTAAATAATCAACATATCTTTGTTTAATTTCAGGTGGATGATTATTTAGATAATAATACTCACCTCCGGAGCCCCAACCCCACCAATTATGAGAAAAGCCATATTGTACACTTGGGTCATTTCTATCAATAATAGACGTTAATCCTAAAACTTCTCTACATCTTACTTTATTTATACAAGACGGTGGACTGTGTACAGAATCTATTAAAATATCAGATTTAGGACTAAGTAATCCCAAAAACATATCTGTTTTGACAAATTCATACCCCTCAGGAACAATATCAATATAATTAGTTTTATTAATTCTATTATATTCGGTCAAATAAATAATACTACCATTCTGTTTATGTTTTATTTTACGAACTAAATAAGGACCAATATGAACACTTTTGTTAACAATTCTCTTTTTTGCGATTTTTAAAAATAACTTTTTCCAGAATTCATTTTTACTTAACATAGAATTCAATGTTGGAGAAACCATAGATAATATTCCAATTTCTTTAATTCCTAATACAGGTATAAAATTTTCAAAATATATTTCATATGGAACATCATTTAATGATTTATTTACCATCATAGCATTTTATTACTTTAAAAAAAATATTAATATTTCAAATTTATTTTAAATTATTTAAGTGCTCTTTTAATTATTTTAAAGCGTCTATTTTAAAGCATCTTTAAATTTAATATCTAATCCTTTATATTTATCAACATCTTCTAACAATTTATTTTCTTCTTTTTCAACATCTTTTAATTTATCCCTCAATTTTTGTACTTGTAATTTTTTTCTACCGAATTTTGCTTCTATTGGTTTTAGTTTTCTTTTATTTACAGTTCTTAATTTTTTAATTGTTCTATTTTTAAAATCTTTAAAATCAATTTTAATACCATCATACTCTAATGTTGTTTCATCATAATGATTAGTACAACTACAAGTAAATACCCCTTTATCTTTTAAATACTCAACATATTTCTGTCTAACTTCATATGATTGTTCATTTAGATAATAATGATTAGTAATACCATTAGAGCAAACATGTTTAATTGATTTAATATCTGGATATCTAAATTTACTTATACAGCAAGGCATACAATGTATAGAATCATAGAAAATATCAGATGTTCTATCCAATAATCCTAAAAACATATCTGTTTTTACAAATTCATATCCTTCTGGAGCAGTATTTATATACTTAGTTTTGTTAAGATTATTATATAATTTTAATGGTGTAATCACACCATTTCTTTTATTTTTAATTTGTCTAAGTGAATAAGGTCCAATATGAACACTTGTTTCAACTATTTTCTTTTTTGTAGTTTTAAAATATATTTGTTTCCAGAATTCATTATTACTTAATATGGTATTCAAAGTAGGTGAAACCATAGATAATATTCCAATTTCTTTAATTTCTAATACAGGTATAAAATTTTCAAAATATACTTCATATGGAATATCATTTAATGATTTATTTACCATTATAGCATTTTTTATTAATAAAAAAATAATATTATTTTCAAATTTATTTTAAATTATTTAAATGCTCTTTTAATTATTATTAGTTAACTCCAACGGTGTGTGGGTGTCGTTGCAGATTCGATATCATAGAATAGTTCCTAATATTAATAGTATTATCCCTAGTATTAATCTCAATATGAATAATTTCCCCAACTCTCCAACTAGGAGGTATAGTAAAATTATAATCAGTTTTATTATAGAAAAATCTAAACGTCCTCCCTGGTGCGTTTTGTTGACATCTCATTTCATATATAGAGAAGTGATAGTTCCATTTTTTAAATCGACATTGTAGTTGATTTAATGGTCTTTCCCAAATACTATTTATTGGATTTGTTCCTTCTTTATAATAAAACCATTTCTTTGATTTAATATCATATGATGCTTTCCAATATCGTGGTAACATATCTATATCATCATAATCTAGTCCAACATTGGAATTAATTGCATTTCCTACCGCATTGAAAATTTTGATTCTAAAATCACTCATTTTAGTATTAAAATTAATAATTGATTCATCATAATAATCATCCATTCTATCATATTTATCCATTTGTTTAAGTAAATCGTTTTTTTTACTTATCATTTTAGCAATTTCACCTTCTATTCCTTTAATTTCTTTATTTGTGTCGAATTTCATATGTTCAAGTTTTTTCTTGTTTTTCTGTTGTTTAGCACAATATTGTTTTATTATTCTATCTTTAAATGATCTATAGTTAACATTTGTTCCAACATTTCCAAGTGTATTAATATCATAATGGTTAATATCTTGACACAGATTTACTGTTGATAATCCATTCTTTTTATTATGTTCAATATGTAACTTTTTAATATCTTTAAAATATTCTTTATGGACTATTTCTGGTTGTTCTACAATTTTGTCTTTATCCGAATCCCTATTAGTAACTATAATCGGATTAGTACTATTAGAAATAGATTCGATTTGGTGTTGGAAACCTTTTCCACAACAACATTTATATGATGTATCGCCTTTTTGATGAATATTTGTGTCGAGTTTCCAATAACTCATTGGTACTTTATTTACATTATGACCACCACATGGTCCAATATGAATACTGGTATCTAAAATTTTAAGGCGAGTAGTTTTAACAAATTGTTTTTTCCACATTTCATTTGTATCGAATACTTCTAGAAATGTGTTATTAATCATTAACAAATAACAATGTGTTTTAACATCTATATATTGTATCATATTATCAAAGTATATATGATAAGGAATATCATTTAAAGATATGGAATGACTACTTATTGTAGCCATATTATAACTATAAGATGGAGTTAATTTATAATTAAAAGATTATTTCAAATTAATTTTAAATTTTTAAGAGCTCTTTTTTTTTATAAATTTAATTATATATGGATGAAGAATATGAGATAATTATGGTAACTTTTGAAGATTTTAAAAATGATATTATTAGTAAAAATGATAAAATTAAATCAAAAGATGAATATTGGTGGGCGAATCTTAAAAATGATTTATTATTTTACAATCATAGATTACAAGGACAACAGAGGGATTTAGTTAATATTTTACTTGCTGATATTATTCAAAAATATATAAATATAATGACTACTAATGCTACTTTAAATCCAATTGAAAAATTAAAAAGAGCAGATAGACAATCAATTAATTTAGGATTATCAAATCAAGATTTTATAGATTTTTTAAGTGTTCTAATAAAATATGTTAAAACAACTAGTAAATTTATGGAAGATGTTGAAATAATTAATGTTGAAGCAGTACCTGGATTAGCTCTAAGAGAATCTATAAAGGATCCTGCTTCAGCTTTAGGATATTTGTCTAGATTAGGTGAAGAAAGAGGAATATTGGATATTAGTATTTTATATAATGATTTTTTTGTTCAATCTTTATTAACACTTGAATTTATAGTAGCAAATGCATATATAGAAAATATGGGAAGATTACATGACCCCCAATTGAGTTGTTTTGATATAAAACCAGTAAATCCTAATCAAGAAGATAATAAGATAGATGAAAAAGTTGCTAAATTTATAGATTTAGAAAATAAGAAAATGTTTTTAATACAAGAACTGAATAAATTAAATAAAGACATAGCAGATTCAGAATATTTAGTTAATAATTATAAACAAGAAATACAAGAAATAAATTATAGTTATTCTAGGAAGCATACCGGTTCCGACATCGACTTATTTAAAAGAAAAGATAAATTAATAGAAAAAATTAAAGATGAAAATAGTTATACTACAATAGAAAAAAAAAGAATAGAAGAAATGAAAACAGAAGTTAGAGAATTAAATAAAAAAACAAGTATACTTATTCCAGAATATAATAATAAATCAAGAATAGAGGGTGCTTATCTTTCTGTTGAATCAAAAATAAAAGTTATAATTGATTTAGGAAATAATGCTATAAATTTGAATAGATTAAATAATCCTTGGGATAGAGATTCTTTATTTGAAATGTTATTTGATATAAAAGAAATATTAAATTCTATATTATATTCATCATTAATATTTTATAGTAGGTTTAATAGTAGTCGGAATGAATTTTATAAAGAATTATTTGATGATTTAAAAACTCGTGAACTGGCAATCCTCGGTTGGAATACTCCAGATGATATAGAGACTCCAATAATAGGATATACAGATACTAGAAAAATTAAAGATAAATATTTAGTAAATCAAATTATGTTATATCAAAAATTATTAAGTGCTTTTATAGGTGATTATAAAAGTTTAGAAAAATATAATGAAGATTTAGATGGTAGAAAAGCAAAAGGATTAGATGATGTTAATAAATATGATAAATTAATAGAATTTGTTGTTTGTATAGATAAACATATAAAAGAATTAAAAACACAATTAGAACCAAGTCCAGATAAATTAGAACCATCTACCAGATTAAAATATTTATATCAACCAGGTGAACAAAGATTATTACAAGATAGTAGTGAGGAAATAGAAGATTTAGGAGATATTTATCTGGAAAAGAAGAAAAGAATAACATTAATAGATAATCTAACACGTGACTTAGGTAATTCTGGAAGAGAATTATTTACAAATTATCCAACACAAGTTGGTGATAAAGTAATGTTTCGAGAATATGCGGATAATGGATTAAAAGATTTATATAAGAAAATGATGAAAAAAGATGTAGATTCAGATTCTTTATCAGATGTATCATCTTTATCATCGTTGGAATCTGTAGATATAAGTGAATTTGCAAATGAAGCAGATGATTATGGTGGAGGTAAATTAATAGGGGGAGATCCAGAAGATGAATATTTAAAAGATCATGGTGTTGGTGTAATTACCAATATAACTAAACGTGATTCTCCAACAAATCCAAATAATTATTGGGCGGAGATATCATATGATTCATTTAATAAAATAAGAGATGAGTCTGGTAAAAGATATGTTAAAGTAAAAAAAATAGCCGAAAGACCTATTATAGAATTAGTAAAAATAGATAGTATAAAAATAGGAGCAACGGTTGATTATAATCATTGGGAGATTGATAAATATTTTATTGATTTAAATAGAGAATTTCCATATTTAATAAATAATGATATAGTCTATAAATTTGATAAATTATATCCTTGGCCATGTGAACCAGAATGTAAGGATACATCAATCGGGTGTATGGATTATTGGGATAGTGAAAAACATATGGATAAAGCAATTGAACAAATTAAACAGGTTTATAATATACCACATACAGAAAGAAAAAAAATATTAACAGAAGCAATACATAGAATTTATACTAGGGAGGATTTGAGTGATCTATGGCGTGATAGTATGTTTGAATTATTAGATTATGAAGGAAAAGAAGAAGAAGTTGTAATTGAACTATATTTATCTGATAAGAGATTAGTTGATATGTTATCATTTGGTTTACCAGGATTAAAAGATACTATAGTTAAGAGTGATATATTAAATATATTAGATTTAACAGATTTTACAGTTGAGGGTGAAGGTGAGCTAGTTGATATTTATATTCCACCCGAACCATTTAATACACTCAATTATGCTATAGCATATATTAAAATTAAACCAGCCGATGATGATGAAATAAAGAGTATTATAATTCAAAGATTAGTTAGACATTTACATTTTTTTAAAAGAAAGACAGATTTATTAAATGACCGCAAAGAACTCCAAACAGAAATGGAAAAAATAGAAGATATAAAAGATGATATGATATCAGCTATGGAAACAGGGGAACCAACACAATATATTAAGAATCCTTATAGAAAAAATAAAGATATATATAATGAACAATTAGAAAAATTAGGATTAGGAGATATATTTGAAAGAATAGAAAGGGAACAAACAGCATTTAAAGATAAAGAATATAAAATGTTACAATTAGCTAAAGAAAAAGCAAAAACATTTCAACGAGATAAAGATAAACAAGAAGTATCTTTAGCACCTGAATATAGAAAATGGATTAAAAATTTAAAGAAAATAGATGATAAGGGATTAACAGTTGATGTAGGTGCATATGATCTTGATCCAGGTGCTACTCCAGAAGAAATATTATATGAAGAACCAGAAAATATAGCTATGAATAGAATGAGACCACAGCCTACAGAAGCAGAACAAGATTGGTTTTCAAGATTAGGTATAACAAAAAAAGAAGCACTACAAGATAGAAGAAAAGTATTTAGTTTATTAGAAGATAGGTATAGACCACTTGGTTCTAGATTTATTGGTAGAGAAGATTTGAGGAGGGATATAATAAGTCGTCGTTCAAATTCAGATGAGGGATTAGGAGAACAAATTGAGCGTAGAAGAAGAATGGAAGAATTAACAAATAGAATCGATAGAGGAAGGGAAGCAAGAATAAGGGATATAGAAACACAAATTAGATTAGAGGGAAGAGTATCATCTGAATCAGAGGAAGACCCATATGGTTTAGAAAATATGTTTAATTTAGATACTATTTAATAATCCGAATATTTGTATGATTCGGGTGTTTTGGGGTCATTAAAACATTCATTACATAAACAATTATCAGAATCATCTATATTTATGTCTAATTTAGTATTTACACAATTAAGACAATAATGAGAATATATTTTTTCATTATTATCTGATATTATGGAACAATTTGGACCAATACATTTACCAGCTATATTACAATGATAAAATTTATTACAAGACCCACAATTAATTTTAATCTGGTATGAATTTAATTTAAATTTTTCTTTACAAAAATTACATTCTAATACTTCGTAATCTAAGTTTTTAACATATTTTTGATGGTCTGTTGCTGTATATTTATTATATTTTTTTGTTGGTTCTGGGTGAATAGTTGATATTTTTTTCTTTTTAAAACAATTAAACATTATAATTAAAAATTAAAAATATTTATATTTTAAATTATATAATGGGATTATTCAGTATGACTGAAAAGATATTAAATGATATAAATAAAATAAAACAACCAAATAAAGCTTCTAAATTAAAACAAAAAAAGGTTGATGAAAAATTATCTCCAAGAATGAAAAGAATAAGGTCAATGGATAATTTTATGAAATTTCAATGGTCTTGGACTTTATAAAATATTATTAAAATATTATTAAATAAATTTAAATTTAAATATTTGTTTTTAATATAAATAAAGATGGTATTTCAACAAACAATCGGTTCAAGGGCACAAGTTATGAATGGGACAGCTGAAAAAACAAGTGGTGGATTAAAAAAGAAAGATTTAAAATATAATTCACAAGGAAGAATTGTTTCAGTTAAAAAAAGTAGATCAGCTAAAAAAGAGAAAAGATTAAAGAAAGCTGGTTGGACATATAAAAAAGGTGAATTTGGGGCGATTAAAATAGAACAAAAAAGTCCTAAAAAAAGGGGTTCTAAAAAAAAGGGTTCTAAAAAAAAGGGTTCTAAAAAAAAGAAATAATTATTTATTAAATCTTCTAGACCGATTATAATATTTTTTTATATATTAAAAAATTATCTAGTATTATTTCTTGTTATAATTCATAATAAATTATTTTTTATATTTAATTATTTATAATAATTAAAAAAATTATATTAGATATAATATATTATGGATAAAGAAAATTCTATTAAAGATTTGTTTAAACCCAATAAATGTTCTCCAATTATAGCTTATTTTTTAATTTTATTAATATCAATTGTTATAATAATAAATGCAAAAGAAACATCTAAAAAATTACAAGATAATTATAAAATATTAAATGTATTTAAATTATTTACTTATTCTGAATTAGTATTTTTATTAGTTCACGGTATTATATTATTTGGATTATGTCAACACGGGAAAGAAACTATAGCTTGGATAACATTATTATTCCCTTTATTTGGATATTTAATTAAGAATATAATTGTATTTATTAGTTTATATACAATACAAAAAAGCGAACCACCAAAAGATAAAATAGATAATAAAGATGAAAGTTCACAACAACAAACACAAATAACAGATTTACCTGTAACACTCCCTCCAACTAATAATGTAATGGAAAGTCAAAAACAAATGCTTAAATTTAATCAAGCATTACAGAATAATGCATTACAAAATTTAGTTAATAGAGATCAAAATAATGAAATGAACCCTCCTTTAGATAATAATTTTAATAATATGCAAGATCCAATGCCTATCCCTTCTAATTTTTAACCGTTAACACACGCTTCGTAAAAAATTATAGGAATTCTACAAGTTTTTAATAATCCATTATATAATAAATTTATATTAATTAATTCTCTATTATTTAATTGTTTATTTTGTAAATATAATATTGTATTATTTTGAATACAATTATTATATCTATTTATTAAATAATCATTTGTATCAATTAAATTATAATATGAAAAAGAATAAATACATAATAAACCACTGATTACTAATAATATATATTTTTGTACTTTGATGATAGATACATATTTTCTTATTATAGTTTGAAAATCATTTTCTATATTTATAAAATTGTTATTATTGTTATTATTGTTATTATTGTTATTATTGTTATTATTGTTATTATTGTTATTATTGTTATTATTGTTATTATTATTGTTATTATATTCTTTCATGTGTATATTATATGCATCTAAATAAGAAATTTGTGGTTTTCCAGTTTCATAATTAACCATATTATGTAAATCAACAGTCCAGTTAAATAAATTTTCGGTTGTATCTAAATAATTATCAATAGGATATTTGTTTATATTAATTCCATAATGTTTAGAACATCTATCACAAGGCAATACATATTTTAAGGATTTAAAAAAATTAGAATATTCCCTTTTTTGTTGAAAAGATGGATTTTTAGGGTAATTTAATGCGATAGCGTGTATAAAAAACCAAGCTTTTTGTCCCCATATTTTTGGATTCATTATTTTTATTATATAGAAGAAATAAAAAAAAAATATATAAAAAAATTAATTGTATATTTTAAATGAGTAATATAAGTTATGGAGTAATTTTAATTAATAAAAAAGATTTGAAAATATTAATGATAAATAGAAAAGATTCATTGTGTTATATAGATTTTATAAGAGGTAAATATAAAATAAATAATTTAGAATATTTGAATAAATTATTATCAAGAATGTCAAAAATAGAATTAGAAAATATAAAGAATAAAAATTTTCGAGTATTATGGAAAGATTTATGGAATATTCCAGAAGAAGATGATAATTATCAAAATAAAAAAGAATATATATTATCTAATAATAAATTTAATAAAATTAAACAAACTTTAAATTTAGATATAACTGGTTATAATAATTCAGAATGGGAATTACCAAAAGGGAAAAAAAAGAAAAATGAATCAAATAAAGAAGCAGCTTGTAGAGAATTAGAAGAAGAAACAAATATAAAACCGGAAGATTATATATTAATACAAAATATAGTTCCATTAACAGAAAAATTTGTGGGTGAAAATAAAATTCTTTATATAAATATATATTATTTAGGTATATGTATAAATGATTCAAATATATTTTTAAATTTAAAAAATAAAGAACAAATAAATGAAATTAAAGATGTTAAATTTTATAGTAAAGAAGATGCTATTCAAAAGATTAGAGATTATAATATAAGTAAAATTAATATAATAAAAAATACTTTTGATTTTATAGATAATACTAATTTTATAGATAATACTAATTTTGAAATAAAATAAAAATATTTAATAATATGGATACATTAGAAAAAAAACTTAAAAAACAAAATAAATTATTTCAGGATATTAAAAATAATTTAGAAACTAAAGACTATAATGAATTGTATATAATTTATAAATATTATAAAGATTTATGGAATATTCCAGAAGAGGATAGATATTTACAGGAAATTTTTGATAAATATACAATTAATTATAAAAATAGTAATTTATTAATATTTGGGATATTAAAAATAATAAAAAAAATAATTGATGAAAAAATAATTGATGAAAAACTAGATTATAATAATTATCCAGATTATAATAATTTAAATTTTATTAACAAAATAAATAATAAATTAGAATTTAATTCTTTAGTAATTGATAATTTAGATTCTACTTCATGTAATAATTTAGAAACAAATGAAAATTTTTTTGAATTAGCTCCATACCAAATATTTTTAAAAAATTTTTATTCTAGAGAATCTCCTTATAAAAGTTTATTAATATATCATGGTACAGGAGTTGGGAAAACATGTAGTGGTATATCTATTGCTGAAAATTTTACAGATACAAATGATAAAATTATAATATTAGCGGGACCAAATATTATTAATAATTGGAAAAATACAATATTAAATACTGATAAAGATTCAAATCAATGTACAAGTAATAAATATATAGATTTATTTAATAATGATATTAAAAATAAAAATAAATCTATATCTAGAATAAAAAAGAAAATATTAGATAATAATTATGAGTTTTATGGTTATGGTGAATTTTCAAATAAGATAAATAATTATATTAAAAAATATATTACTCCAGATATGAAAGATAATATTGAATTATATGAACAAAAAGCTATTCGTGAATATTTTAATAATAAATTATTAATAATAGATGAAATTCATAATATTAGAACAGAAAAAGAAAAATTATCAAGAGTTATATTAAATACATTACATAAAATAGTAAAATATAGTAATAATATGAGATTATTAATATTATCAGCTACTCCTATGTATAATTCATCATCAGAAATAGTATGGTTATTAAATTTATTATTATTAAATGATAATAGACCTGAATTAATAGATAGTGATCTTTTTAATAAAGATAATATATTAACAGAAAAAGGTAAACAAATATTAAATAATAAATCTAGAGGGTATATTTCTTATATAAGAGGTAATAATCCCAAAACATTTCCTTATAGATTATATCCTTCTATTAATAAAATAACAAAAGATAATATAATTAAAAAATTTCCATCTAAAAATCCTTTTAATGTTAAAATATCTAGTAATGATAAGATTGAATATCTTAAAGATAAATTATATTGTTGTATATTTAGTAAATATCAAAAAGATATTTATGATGAATTTATTAAAAAAAATCCAAATAATAAAAAAATATATGATAATCAGTTACACCAAATATCTATATTTACATATCCATTATTAACAAATAATTTAAAAGATGCTTTTGGAATTAATGGATTAAAAAGATGTTTTGATGAAAAGAATGGTATATATAGTTATAAAAAAAGTATATTAAAAGATAAAAAAACAGAATATTTTTTAAAATTAGATAAATTAAAAAATTATTCTAGTAAATTTAATTTATTATTAGAAACTATTAAAAATACAAAAGGTATAATATTTATATATAGTAGATATATTTCAAGTAGTATTATTCCATTAATGTTAGCTTTAGAAGAAAATGGTTATGGAAAATATAATAATAAAGATATATTAGATAAAACAGGTAGAAAAATTGATAAAATATCATATAATGGTTATACAGAAAATGAGTGTAAAAAATTAAAAATACCATTTAAACAAGCTAAATATATAGTATTATCTGGTGAAGATTCAATATCTAAAAATAATATAGAAGAGTTAAAAAAATTAAATGATTCAAATAATAAAAATGGTGAAAATATTAAAATAATAATTGGTTCTGAAGTTACAAAAGAAGGTATTGATATGAAGAGAATTAGAGAAATACATATATTAGATCCGTGGTATCATTTAAATAGAATAGAACAAATTATAGGTAGAGGAATAAGATATTGTTCTCATCAAGATCTAGATCAAAAACAGAAAAATGTTACAATCTATATATATTGTTCTTATTATTTATCTGATATAGAAAGTAGTGATATATATATGTATAGAAGGGCTGAATTAAAATCAAGAGATATTTTGGCTATAGAAAATGTATTACAAAAAAATGCGATAGATTGTTCTATATTTAAAAATTTAAATGAAATAGATGAAAGTAAATTAATAGATGAAATAATTGAAACATCCCAAGTTGGAATTATAGTAGAAAAAGAAGAAGAAAAAGAAGACAAAATTATAGTTGATAAAAATAAGGAAGGATTTTATAATTATCAAATAATAAAAAATTATAATCCATATAAGAAGAAATATTTTAATTTATTATGTTCTCAATATTGTAATTATAAATGTAATAAAATTAAAACAATAGATAAAAAAATAGATAAAAAAATAGATATAGATACATTAAATAAAAAACATATAGATAATATTTTTAAAATTGTTTATAAATATATAGCAGCATTATATAAAAAACAATTAGTTTATGATATAGATGCATTAATAAATATTATTAAATCTTATATAAATATTGATAAACATGTATTATATTTATGTTTAGATAAAATAATAAATGAGAAAATAATGTTACAAAATGAAAATAATAATAATGGTTATTTAATTTATAAAAATAAAAATTATATATTTCAACCAAATAATTTAGAAGAAGATATATCGTTTTATTATAGAGATAAACCAAATCAAGATATTAATGAATATATAACTTTTAAATCAAAGAATAAAACACAAAAAATAGAGAAAAAAACATTAAAAAAAGATAAAAAAGATATTAAAATTAAATATAATATTACAAAAATTAAAAATAAAATAGTAAAAGAATTTAAATCATTTGATATATTTAATAATATTTCTTGGTTATCTGATGATATTAAATATCAATATGTTTTAGATAGATTACCGATTTTGTATAAAATTCATTTATTATATTTTATAATAAAAAATATAGATTTTTCAGATATATATGATATTAAAAGTTATTTTATACCAAATTTTATTTATAAAACAGGAAATTATATATTAGATAATGATAAATATTTAAATAATCCAATTGGATTTTATTTAAATGACAATAATACAATTAAATACTATTTTATTAGTGGTAATACTACAATTAGAGAAGCATTATTATCTGATATTATTTTAATTGAAAATTCAATAAATACAGATATATATTTAGATTATTTAAATGATATTTTTAATTATAATTCATATAGTTATGGATTTTATAATAAAAATAAAGATATAGATATTAAAATCAAAAATAAAAATAAGAATAGAGGAAGAGATAAATTAGGTTGTAGAATATGTAATTCAAATGATTTTAAATTACAAGATATTAAAGATTATATTCAAAATATTACTCCAAATGAATATGAATATATTAAATTAAATAGAAAAAATTTATGTATATATATAGAATTATTATTTAGATACAAATCTATTTCAGAAGATAAAAAATATTATATAAATATAGATAATATATTATTATCAGATATAATTATTAATAAATTATAATTAGGATTTATATAATTTGAATTTATATAAAAATATATTTATTAATAAATATAAATGAATTTATCATATATTAATTTACAAAAATTAAGTAAAAAAATTAATATAGAACCAAATGAATTAAATAAAAATATAAATGAAACTATATATTTAAAATTAATAGAATTAAATGAAGGTTTTTGTATAGATGAAGGTTATATAATTAAAAATTCAATAAAAATTATAAATAAATCAATGGGTCATATTATTAATTTAAATAATAAATCAGTTATTCAATATATAATTAATTATAGTGCTATAATTATATCTCCAAAAGAAAATGATATTATTAATTGTTATATTGATAATATTAATAAATTAGGTATAATTGCATATATTAAATTATCTGAATTAGTAAATACTATAGATAATATATCTATTAATTTAGATAATAGTTTAGATAGTTTAATAAATAGTCCTTTAATTATTATAATACCAGAAACAGATATAGATGATATAGATAAATATAATAAAAATGATAATATAAATATTAAAGTTAATGCTGTTAGAATTAAATATAATTCTGATAAAATTCAATTAATTGGTTCAATGATATAAAATATAATTATAATTTATTAGTGTTTAATTTTTTTTTAATAATTCTATACTATTATTAGATAATGAATAATTTAGAAGATAATTTAGAAGATAATTTAGAAGATAATTTAGAAGATAATTTAGAAGATAATTTAGAAGATAATATTTCAAGTAAGAAATTATTTATTTATAATAAGATTAATGATTTAAGTATTAATAGTAATATTTTAATAGATTATGTTATATCAAATAATTTAAAATATACTAAAAATAATAATGGTATATTTTTAAATTTATATTCTGTTGAAAATATACATATAGAAAATATGTATAATATTATTATTAATAAAATAAATTTTATTAATTTAATTAATTCAGATCATTTTAATTTAGATAATAAAATGAGTATAGAAGATTTCCAAATTAAAAACAATACAGAAGAATATATATATAAAGATATAAATAAATTAGTATTTGATAAATATGATACAGATATAATATTATTTACAAAAAATTAATTTGATATTTAAGATTATATAAAGATTATATTCTAATTATTTTAAAATATGGAGTTATTAACTATTAAAAAATCCTCAGAAAATTATGTATCAAAAATATTAGATAGTAATTATATTCAAATATATAATGTTAAAAAAAAGGTAAATACATATTATAAAATAGATAAATATTATTCATCAATAGATCAATTAATTATATCTTTAACAGAACCCGATTATTTATTAAGTGAAGATAAGGAATTATTTTTAAATAAAATTAAATTAAATATAGCTAATTTGTTAGATGAAGATAAAATACAATATTATGATAAATATAATTATTCAAAAAAATTTAATACTAATGTAATTCAAAGTGGATTACAAGATATTAATATGTTATCTACATTAATTTATTTAAGTGATTATTATAATATAAATGTATTTATATATCATAAATCAGGTAATGAATATTATAATTATATAGATAAAAATGAAAAAAATGTTTATGTAATTTATGATAATACAGGGTGGACATTATCTGATACTAATTTTGATTTAGATAAAATAGATATTTTGTCAATGCATGCTTTTACTAAACAAGCATTCATTAATAATAATTTAAAAAATAAAAATGTTTATAAAAGTCATTTACAACCAATTAGTAAATATAAAATGGATGAATTAATTAAAATAGCAGAGGAGAATAATGTTTTATTAGTAGATAAAAATGGTAAGAAAAAAATTAAACAAAAATTGTATGATGATATAAATTATAAATATATATAAATATAAATTTGAAAATATATTATATAATATAATTAAAGTATGATTTTCATAAATGATAAAGAAGATGAAGATATATATAATATGTTAGATGTATCTATTAAAAATAAAGATATAGAATTTGAATTATTATATGGGAAAAAGAAAGTAAATAAACAAATCATATCTACTATTACTAAGGAAGATTTTCATAAATTTTTAGATTATTTTAATGAAAATTATAATTTTCACGAAGATATAAATACATTAGATATTAAATATTTAAGAAAAGATAAATTTAATTCAGAACAAAGTGATAAAAGACTAACTATTACTGGATTAGAATATATTAAAAAATATTGTTTAACGAATATTATTTCTTCTGATATGAATTTATTAATAATAGATAAAAAGAAACATGAAATAGATGATATTAAAAATACATATATTAGTAAAGATTATAATTATA